TTGATAGCAAAAATTTAGATGAAGATGGTGATTTTATCGGTGATGGTGCGATTTGGAGCCCGTTATAATTTTCTAAATATTACATAGAAAAGGTATATCAATGGCATCATTAAGTTCCTTTATTAATCCAAGTCACTATACAAGACAAACTTTAGGTACAGAATTTTTAGCAGGAATGATTTGTGGTGCTACTTATTCTAACGCATCCTTTACTGGCGCAAATGGTCCAAATAAAGATCCGGGTGGTCTTTTTGGTCTTCTTTTATATTCAAGAAGCAATACTGCTTATTTTAATCCGGCAAAGGGTTTTACCACAGATAAATATATCGTTTATACAAATTCTGGAGATTTAGTAAACGATTTAAATAAACTTTCTGGGATTACAAACTGTCTTTTATCTTCGAATACAGGAGCATCTGCCGCAATTTTTACAAATATTGGTTCCGAAATAACACCAACAAAAATTGGATATGACTTTTTACATTCGATAAATTATTTGGCCTACGGTGGCAGTTTAGTTATTGCTGGAGAAACTGCTGGATTTAATACTTTCCAATCACAAACAGGAAAGTATCTTGATGTTATTATTGCAAAAGATGGAGAAAGTTCTATTGCTTCTTGGCTAAACGATCAGCCATATTGCATAGGAATTTTTCCAACACAAACAACCAATGGTCTGACAGGATCCTCAGAATCTATGAGAGATTTTAGTTCTTTGGCCGCAGGAGCATCTTTGCTTGGAGATTATGGTAAAAGAATTTTTAATATCTATGGAACAAAAAGCCAATCAACAGCAACAGAAGGAACAAATTATAATATAAGTTCTCTATATGAGAATGGATCTCTTTCCTATACTATAACTACCGCAACAGACGTTGCTGGATTTTCTGCTAGAGCAAAAGACAGAAATGAACAATATCTTACAATTGGTGGTTTGGATAGAGCGGTTGCAATAAATGGAACCATCAACGATGCTGTTGAATGGTCCAGTACTACCAAAACAACTCTCAGAAATGCTAGAGTAAATTTCTTTGTGACTTATACCCCAAGGTTCTTGGGGTCCGATTTAGTTGGCGCTACAGCTGGCACAACTGTTACAGTTGGTGACAGAATTGGCCCAGCAAGAATGAAATTGGAATTGACGAAAAAAATAACCGATATCGGTTTAAAATATTCTTTCGATATTAACAATGCTACAACAAGAGAAGCAATTACTTCAGAAATTCAAACATCTTTAGAACCATATAACCCATACTTACAACCAAGTGCAACACAAATTATATGCGATTCTTCAAATAATACAGATAATTCTTCTATTTTAAACATCAAAGTAATTATAAAACCCCTTCTCGGTGTGGAGTCATTTACCATAGACATTAATCTCACACAATAATGACAAATTCACTAATAAATTTTAAAAATTCATTTAATGGTGGAACAAGGCCAAATAGGTTTGAAGTTTTTGCCACTTGGCCGTCAGCGGTAACATCAAGACCCGGACAATCTTTTAAATTCAAAGTAGTATCGGCTTCTTTGCCTAGAGCAAAAATAAACACAATAGGTATTCCATATCGTGGAAGAACTATAAGTTATGCCGGAGATAGAAGTTATGAGCCATGGATTGTCGGTATATATGATGATGGAGAATCGACTAGCACATGGCGCGCTTTAAATCAATGGAAAGAAGCATTGGATGGTCACTATAATCATAAAGTTGCCAATAATAATTATAGTTATTCAAATTTACAAACAACTTGGACAGTAAAACAATTGGGTCTTAATGGAAATATATTAAGAACAATAAATTTATATAAGTGTTGGCCCAACGTAATTGGCGATATCTCTTTAAATATGGGTGAAACCAATTTTGTGGCTTTTAATGTTTCGTTGACTTTTGATCACATGGAAATTGTTTCTGGATTAAGAAACGGAGAACAAATATAATGCTTAATCAATTCAAAAGCAATTTTCAAGGTGGAACTAGAGCAAATCGTTTTGAAATTACGGGAATTATACCCGGTGGCGGCAGTTTTACAAAATTTCATGTAAGATCTACTCAAGTTCCACAGCTGTCATCCACTACATTAGAATATTCTCACTTTGGAAGAAAATTTTATTATCCCGGGGAAAAACAGTATTCAACTTGGTCTTTCAGTGTTTTGGATGATACTGGATCCGGAAAAGATTTGTGGTCAGCATTTCACACATGGCAAAATTTAATTAATAAGCATGATACCAATCAATCTTATATTTTAAATTCCACAAATTCTTATAAAGCAGATAACTGGAAAATAAAACATTTAAATTTAAATGATTCTGGTAATCCATTAAAACAATATGTTATGCATGGTTGTTGGCCAACATCAATTGATCCAATTGCTTTAAACATGTCTTCAAATAATCTGTTAAATACTTTCAATGTAATTGTTGTTTATGATTATATTGAATTACTCGGTCCAGATGGTGCATTTATTACAAAAATAACATAAGGAAATTTATATTATGGAAATTGAAGTTTTTGGCTTTGAGTTTGGCGCCGAATCAAAGAAAAAAGAAACTACAGAAAAAAAAGCTTTACAAGCTTTTGCCGCCCCCGAGTTATTTGATGGAACTGTAACTGTTGAAGCTGGAGGATTTTTTGGAACTGCACTTGATTACGCATCAAATATGCGTGATGAGAATTCTTCAGTAATTCAATACCGAAATATGTCGGTTTATCCGGAAGTAGATAATGCTGTAGATGAAATAGTAAATGCTTCTATTGTTTCTGGCACAGATAGAAAACCAGTAAAAATTGATTTGGCAGAAGTTCCTTTATCAGAAAATATTAAAGTTAAAATATATAAAGAATTTGATAATATTTTACATATAATGGATTTTAATTCCAAATCATATGAAATTTTTAGAAGATGGTATATTGATTCTAAAGTTTATTATAATATTGTAATTGATAAAGATCTGCCTACAGAGGGTATTAAAGAACTTATTCCTATCGATCCTTTAAAAATTAAAAAGGTAAGAAAAATTAAAAAAGAAATGGAACGGGTTGATGGGCAGTCAGTTTCCTTAATTAAGGATATAGAAGAATATTATCAGTATACAAATACGGATAAAGAAACTTATATGATGACTGGTCCGGGTGGATTGCAATTATCTTTAGATAGTGTAGTATATGTTCCATCCGGGCTTCTTGATTTAAATACTAAACGCGTTTTGGGTTATTTGCATAAAGCAATAAGACCGTTAAACATGTTAAGACAATTAGAAGATGCTTTATTGGTTTATCGTGTTGCTAGAGCACCAGAAAGAAGAGTGTTTTACGTAGACGTTGGTCAATTACCAAAACAAAAAGCAGAACAATATATTAGAGATATGATGAGCCGATTTAGAAATAAATTAATCTATAATCAGGCAACAGGTGAAGTTAGAGATGAGAGAAATCATCTTTCAATTTTAGAAGACTATTGGTTACCGAGAAGAGAGGGTTCACGGGGAACCGAAATCTCAACTCTTCCCGGCGGTCAAGCCATGTCTCAGATAGATGACGTAGAATTCTTTAAAAAGAAATTATTGAATGCACTGAACGTACCTATCAGCAGACTGACTTCCGATTCCACTGGATTTAATATGGGAAGAAGCAGCGAGATTAGCAGAGAGGAAATTAAGTTCTATAAATTTGTAGAAAGACTTCGTCATCAATTTTCTAAACTATTTTTAGACACCCTTAGAGTTCAATTACTTTTAAAGGGAATAATGACTGATGACGATTGGCATGAACTTCGTTCTCAGATTAAAGTAATTTTTAACACAGACAACTATTTCTGGGATTTAAAAGAAGCAGAAATTTTAGCAGAACGAATTAAAATGCTTTCTTTTGTTGATCCATATATTGGAAAATATTTTTCTTCAGCATATGTCAGAAAAAATGTTCTCAGACAAACAGAAGAAGAAATGAAAGATATGGATAAAGAAATGGAAGTTGACCGTGAACGAATGCGTCAAGAACAAATGGCAGCAATGATGCAACAAGCACAGCAAAATATGGGACAAGAGCAACAATGAAAGACATAACACAAATTTTGCTTAAAAAGGGAATAATAGGCTTAGTCTACGAAGATCAAGAATATTTTAAAACAAATGTTGTAGATTCTATTGCATATAAATTGAATGAATCTTTAAAACAAATCAAAAAAGAAGTTCAAACTAAACTGTTATATTCTGAATCTTTAACAGAAAATGAAGATAATATAAAAAATTTTATTAAGTTTATAAATAATTTTCAAGA